GGAGAGCGAAATCCTGATCCTGAATGAGTTGAAAGAGCCGGAGGCGAAGGAACGCCGCGCGCTCTCCAACAAGCTGAAGCCGATCATTGCGGCGCCGCCCGACACGCTGACGATCGAGCGCAAGGGCTTACATCCGTACCCCATGCTGAACCGTTTGTTCGTCCTTGCGTTCACCAACGATCCGGTGCCGATCACGTTGCCGACACAGGACCGGCGCTGGTTCTGCGTCTGGTCCTATGCGCCGCGCATGTCCAAGGCCGATGCGGCGGCGTTGTGGCGCTGGTATGAGAAGCAAGGCGGCCTCCAGGCCGTGGCGCGGTGGCTGGCTGACCGTGACGTGTCCGCGTTCAATCCCAAGGCAATGCCGCCTTGGACGGACTACCGCACGCGCCTGATCGAGACGGGCCGCAGCATGGCAGAGAGCTACGTCATCGAGCAGGTGCTGCAACCGTCGCGCGAGTTCGCGGCGGGCGTCATCGCGTCGCCGTTTCACAAGCTGTGCAATGCGCTCCAGCAGGGGGCGCCCGGCGGCGTGAAAATACCGCAGGCGGCGCTGCTTCATGGCCTCAAGGAAGCCGGGTGGGTTGACCTAGGTGCCGTCAAATCGGCTGAGTTCCAGACCAAGAAAAACCTATGGGCACGCGAGGACATGGTGCGCAGCTATAACAAGAGCGACCTGCGGCGCATGGTCGAGCACGCCGCAGGTCCGGGGTTGACAGTGGTGAAGGGTTAAAGGTCCAGCCATGCGGCCACGATGGCCGCGACGATCACGGCAGCCAGCACGATCACGATAGGGCGCGCTCCACAAGGGCGCGCTCTTTCTCGTACCGGCCATCTTGCACGGCGGTGGTGAACTGTTTCAGGCTGTTCATAACCGTGACATGGTTCTTGCGATCGAGCCATGCCGCGATTTTGTTCAGCCCGAGGTCCGGGCGGCGTTGGCGTAGCTCCCACGCCGCATGGTGGCGGCACCATGCCACGGGCCGCGTGCGGTCGGTGTTGCGGATAGCATCCACGGTCATGTTGTGGGCCGCAGCGACGGCGGCCAGTATGGTTTCCGCGCTCACCAGTGCGGCGGGCGGGTGGCGCTTGTAATAGGCCGCCTGTACCTCATCCAGCACGATACGGGCGACGCGCACGACGGTCATGGGGCGGCCTCCGGTAAGTTCCACGAGCGTGTCAAGGTACGCGCGCAGGTGCTGTTCCACCTCCATTGCGTCAAGGGCGCGGGTCTGATATTCTGTCATGGTTTCCTCCCCTGAGTTGACTGGCCGCCCGTAATGGGCGGCCTTTTTTCTATGAGGTTGCGCCTGCGGGCCTCGTTCAGTGCCGCGTCGAGGGCCACCGCGTAGCGGTCACGGCGTGCCTCCACGGCGTCAAGGAAGCGCAGCAAGGTCGCGTCATCGAGCGGGGCGACGTTTGTGGCCCAGTAGACGGGGTCAGCCTTCATCCGCGCACCATGTCGAGCTGACGCTGGATTGCCATTGCTTCCTCACGCCAGCTTTCCGCGCGGCGTTCAGCGTCGGCCAATTCGGCGTTGCGATCCTCCAGCCGGTTGCATTCCTCTACGACGGTGTCGAGCATGTCGGCCAGTGCCAAGAGAAGCACCTGATGCGGTTCGGCGGCCTCACGGGCGAATTGCGCCAGGTCATTGGCCGTCATGTTCATGTATTCTATGTAGTCGCGGGCCATTAGCGTTTTCCCTTCATTTGTTCAATTTGGCGACGGTAACTCATGGCGAGGTCATGCGCGGCGTCCGCGCGACGTTTCAATTCCTGAAAGTAGGGGTGATCCGGCGAAGGGCGGCGGGAAACGAAGTCTATGTGCGCCAAGTCAACTATCAGAAAAGCCAGCGCGGCGAATTGATCTTGTGTTGCTTTTCCGCGCGGGCGCCGCGTGCGTATCCAATTGGCGACGTCAACCAAGGGCATAGCACGCAATTTTTCGGCCAATTTAACCGCGTTTTCGGTTGTGTCGATCATGTATCGTGGTCCTTTTCATCTAGTAGTTTCAGTTCCCGCAGCACGTCCGCCATGCGTGACGGCGGCCAGCTTATCTCGCCCGTCACCGTGTCGCGTGTGATGTGCCGCGCATCGGCCAGGCGGTTGGGGTCTGGCACCATGCCGCGCGCGTCATAGCCGGGTGGATGCTTAGAGCGCATGGTACGGCACGCCATAGCGGTCGACGATGCCACTGTCCGCCAGCATGTCGCGCAGGCGTTCATCAATCCATTCGGTATCGAGGTCTTTTTTGAATGCGTGAAAGAGAGGCTCATGCGGCGCAATTTTGGTATAGATGCGCTTGCCCGGTTCAGTGCCACACGCGTCGAAATGGAACTCGGTCACGTCCCAGTCGATCGGACCTGAGTGACCATCGGGCAGGTCATAGGTGACTTTCAACTCGCAATCCGTCTCAAATAGGCAAATCTCGTCTTTCCAAACTTGGACAGTGTACGGGATATAAACGTAAGACATGGTGTTTCCTTTCAGATTGCAAGAATGACGTAGATAACGCCGCACCAAATGGCGATGCCGGTGACGGCGGCGAAAATTTCGGCAGCTTTGGCCATAGCGTAGTGTCCTTTCCTGTGTTGATTTGTTGAGAGTATACGGGCGGCCGGAGCCGCCCGTCAATCGTTTATTGTCAAGCGATAGAACGTGCGACGTGCCAGGGCGTGACGTCCTTAGTGGTGCGCATGGGCATGATGACAGCGAAACAATCTTCACGATTGGCAAACGTCACGCCATGCGGCGAACCACTATCCCAGCCGTGGATTTGAAATGCCGTGCCCGTCTTTGAACCAAGCGCGCGGGACATTTGACCGAGGTCATAGACATAGTCCGGGTTAAAGTGCGCGGGCTTGCCATCGCCGGACTGGAACCCGTCAATTGCCGGAATGACTGCTTTCCAATTGGGAAACGTGCCGTCGACGGGCTGGAACACGACGCCGCCCAGTGTGTTGCCGTTTAGCTCGATCGTCTCCGCGCGCTTGCCTGCGAGCTTCAGCGCCGCCTTGACGGTATCGAGCGGGATGATGACGTCAGCCGGTACGGCTTCGGCCAGCTTGGCACAAAAGAGGCGATGGCCGTCAGTGGTGACCATGTGGCCGGAGGTGGCGAGGTGAACGCCGCGCAGATAGTAGCGGCTTTCCTCGGTTGAGGCGCAATAGAGGGCGGCTTTGAGTAGATCGGTAGGGATTAGCATAGTGTAGTGTCCTTTCGGGTTAAGGTTAAACTAGGGTCTAGTGAACGGGCGCGCGCGGCGCCCGTCGTCTAGCGCCTAGTACTCGAGCAACTGCACGCCGTACCGCGTCGCGCCGTCGGTGGTCTCGTAAGGCTTCACGCGCGGGTCATTGCAGGGCGAGATCTCGCCGTCGGCGTACATGTCCTCGATAGCGTCTAAGGCGGCCTGTTGCGAGCGGTAGCCGTAGGCGTACCAGTAGCGCGGGCTGGTGGAACTGGTGCGGATGTGTCCGGGCTTGTCCATGGCGTCATCTCCTCTGTTGATATGTGCATACTCTCATAGGCCGCGCGGCATGTCAACAAGAAATTTGTGTTGACATGCGTTTTTCTTTCGCATAGGATGTGCACATATCAACACAGAAAGGAAACGACAATGCTTACTACCGAATTCCTCCAGGGTTACAACGCTTCGCAGGCTGACATTGACAATCCCTATCTGTGGAGCAGTGACGCATGGCTGGCCTATATGGCTGGCGCTCAATTTGCCAAGCATGGCACGTCGACGCCGATCCAGGCAAAGAAATCACGCGGCGACGTCATCCGCGTTTGGACCGTCGGCGGAAACGAATTCCGCGTCATCTACGGCCCGCGCTATCGTTTCAAGGCAATCGAGCGCGCTTGACACGCACATAACAGACGTGCTACACGCTAGCGTGTAGTTCGAACACGGCGGCCCAAAAGGCCGCCGTTTTGTTTTGGGGTGGCCGTGGGGTGGCGTTGGGGTAACGACATGGGCAATGTCACAGAGCGGCAAAAGCCTTATTTTATCGGCTTATGGGTATTATGGGTGTTCTTTTCCTCTATATGTAAGAGAGATAACTGTTATAACAGTTGTTCTATATGTGTTCCGTGGAGCCGTATGGACTGCAGTTTGCCAATCTAACGATTAGAATGCCCCACAATACCCCAAACACGCCCCTGCGCATTCAACCCCTTGTTTCTACCGCGTTTGCGTACTATATTGCGTTTGCGTTAACTTGGAGGAACCGATGCCTGCGTATCATGACAGTTTCGATATGCCGAAAGCCTTGCTGCCTTGGGTGGAGAGCGAAGTTAACAGGATGCAAGTTTGGGGAGAGATCACGCGCAACCAGGCGCGCGTGTTGCTTGCCGAACTAACGCCCTTATTGCCCTGCCATGTTAAGGTTGGCATTCGCTCACCCAAATCTATCATCTACGTGCAAGCTGGTGAGCGCCGTTTCCGCATCAATCAGCGCGCGCGCATTGTCGACAAGGCTTGGAGGATAGGCAAGCCCCGCACTAGGCACGTGGAAGGGCGCGAATGGTTCTAGGCAAATGGCCACGAGCATGTTGCTGCAACGCACAAGCTGCGCTGCAAACTTCTCGCAACCTCTACGATAGACAACTATAGGTAGATAGATTGCTGCATTGCAGCATTTTGCTGCGAGTGCTCAGGGCAGGGGGGGGGGGGACAGGGCCGAGCGCCGCTGCTGTTGCTGTGGCCAAGGGCCACAAACAAAACTTTTTTATTTTTTGAAAAAGCGTGCTATGCTGCCGCGCAGTCAATCGGAGACGTCTCATGCCTAAAGGTTCCGTGCCGCGCGGCAAACCGTATTTCGGCGCTGTAAAGTCGCCTTCTCCTGCTCGCAAACAGCGGCAGGCCAAATTTAAGAACACGATGCGCGAAGACTTTCCTACTACTTCTCAGTATCGTGAAGATATCAAAACTAGCCGCACCAAGCGTGACATTCGCGCGGAACCTGGCTCGCGTATCAAGAAGATTAAAGCCCCTGTCGGCAAAGGCGGTCGGTGACATTCCAGTCTCTCCCTTATGATCCGCGTCCGCTGACCGCCACCGAGGCGCGTCTGGAGGCGATCTACACGGCGGCGCGGCGTGGCCTGAAGGGCGACACGCTGGCGCTCGCCGCCGGGATGACGCCGACCGAGTATCGCAGGCTCTGCCAGATGGACCCCATCGCGGAGTACGCCGAGCAGAAAGGGCGCGCGGATGGCGAGATGGAGATGGCGGGCATTCTGCACGACGCCGCCCTGCAAGGCGACGCCAAGGCGGCCCTTGAGGTGTTGCGCTACGCCCACGGCTGGGCTGCCAAGCAGGCCATCGAGGTGACCGTGGACCAGAAGATTAGCATAACAGCCGCGCTGGAGCAGGCGCAGCAGCGCGTGATCGACCTGACCGCAACGGAGGTACTGCCGCGTGCAGACGCCGATCTACAGCGCTGAAGACGAGCAGGCGCTCATGGCGACCCTGTGGTCGCCCGCGCTCAAGGACGACCCGTACAAGTTCGTGCTCTATTTGTTCCCGTGGGGGCAACCCGGCACGCCGCTGGAGCACTTCGCCGGACCGCGCAAGTGGCAGCGCGAGGTGTTGCAGGAACTGGCCGAGCACATCCGCCAGAACAACGGCAAGGTGGACTTCGACGTGTTCAGGATGGCCGTCAGTTCCGGCCGTGGCATTGGCAAGTCGGCACTCGTAAGCTGGCTGGTGATTTGGATGCTGACGACGCGGATCGGCAGCACGACCATCGTGTCGGCCAACAGCGAGACGCAGCTACGGTCCATCACCTGGGCCGAGATCACCAAGTGGCTGGCCCTCTCCCTCAACAGCCATTGGTTCGAGGTCTCGGCCACCCGCGTCATGCCTGCCAAGTGGATTGCAGAACTGGTTGAGCGCGATTTGAAGAAGGGCACGCGCTACTGGGGCGTCGAGGGGCGCCTATGGTCGGAGGAGAACCCGGACGCCTACGCGGGCGTGCACAACTTCGACGGTGTGCTGCTGATCTTCGACGAAGCCAGCGGTATCTCCGACAGCATCTGGCAGGTCGCGGCGGGCTTCTTCACCGAGAACACGCCCAACCGCTTCTGGATGGCGTTCTCCAACCCTCGCCGCAATCAGGGGTACTTCTACGAGGCGTTCAACGCCAAGCGGGACTTTTGGCGCAACAAGACGGTGGACGCTCGGTCGGTCGAGGGCACCGACAAGGCGGTCTATGACCAGATCATTCAGGAGTATGGAGCAGACAGTGTCCAAGCCCACGTCGAAGTGTATGGCGCGTTTCCGAGCGCAGGTGATGACCAGTTCATCCCGGTCAATCTTGTCGATGATGCCATGGAGCGACCCCGCTACAAGGACACCTCGGCTCCGATTGTCATCGGCGTGGACCCAGCACGCTTCGGTGCCGACGCGACGGTCATTGCGATACGGCAAGGCCGCGACCTCGTGGCAATCAAGCGATACCGTGGTGACGACACCATGGAGGTCGTAGGCCGCGTCATCGAGGCCATCGAGGAGTACAAGCCCGCACTGGTCGTGATCGACGAGGGCGGCCTGGGCGCGGGTGTCGTGGACCGGCTGAAGGAGCAGCGGTACAGGATCAGGGGAGTGAACTTTGGGAACAGGTCGTCCAAGCCGGTCATGTACGGCAACAAGCGGGCTGAGATGTGGGGAGCCATGCGGGAATGGCTGAAAAGCGCGTCGATCCCGCCGGACAAGACCCTGAAGACGGACCTGATCTCGCCCATGATGAAGCCGGACAGCAAGGGCACGATCTACCTCGAAGGCAAGAAAGAGATGAAAGCCCGTGGTCTCGCAAGCCCCGACGCCGCGGACGCGATAGCCGTTACGTTCGCGTTCCCTATCGGCTCACGAACCGAGCGCGTTGACAAGACGCCACGTAAAGCCTATGGTCAATCCAGTGTTGCAACCTCTTGGCTAGGATCGTGATGGCACGCAAGGGCGTATCGCTGTCGGTAGGACGGGGCGAGAAGCTGCCCGTCTCCAAGGGTGCTGGCCTGACCGCCAAGGGGCGGGCCAAGTATAACGCCGCCACGGGTAGCAAGCTGAAGCCGCCGCAGCCCGAGGGCGGCCCCCGCAAGCGGTCGTTCTGTGCCCGCATGGGCGGTGTGGTGGCCAAGTCGAAGAACGCCGAGCGCGCCAAGGCGTCCATGCGTCGGTGGAAGTGCTGAAATGGCCTCCTCGCGCTACACCAACAACCTATTGGGGCCGATCAGTGTCAAGATGCCCCCATCAGAGAGACAGTTGATGGCCAAGAAACCCGGACTTTACGACAATATTCACGCTAAACGCGCCCGGATTGCCGCTGGATCGGGCGAAAAGATGCGGAAACCGGGTGCCAAGGGCGCCCCGACCGCCGAAGCGTTCAAGAAATCGGCCCGAACGGCCCAGCGGTCGCTGTCTGGCTACGGCGGATTGCCCGGCATGAAGCGTATCAAGCCCATGAAGAAGGGTAAGTGACATGCCGCTGGTCAAATCAGCCTCCAAGGGGGCGTTTCGCAAGAATATCGCCGCTGAGATCAAGGCCGGAAAGCCTCCGAAGCAGGCTGCGGCCATCGCCTACAGCGTGAAGCGCCGCGCGGCGGCTAAGAAAGGGGCCAAAAATGGCTAAAAAGTCTGTTCGCACCGACCGTGGCGAACGTCTTAGCAGCGTTGTGGCGGGAGACACCCGCCGTTACGGCGGCGGCAGGGTCACGCGCAGCGATTTTGCGGGAAATCTTCAGCAAGGCTACAGCGGCGGCGGTCTTGGTATGCCGGTCACCAATCTTGGGGCTAACGTTAAGCGTTCCAAGGACCAGTCGCGCGTTCCGACGCAGCGGTCGATTGGCGGCATGAAAGCGTACGGTACCGCACCCGGCGGAACGTCGGCCCGCAAGTACAGCCAGCCTATTGGCCCGTCTAATCGGGGTACTGTACCCGGCGGCGCAGGTATTGTGGCGCTCAACGACGTGCGGCTTCGCCCGGTAGCCGCTAAGCCCAAAACAGCGGCCAGTGCTGTTGCTGCCGCAAAGAAAGTTGCGGCTAAACCCGCCCGCAAGCCTACCGAAATCAACATTCCTGGCGGGGGTCTTCGTACCGCCAAGGCCAAGGCACCGGCTCGCATGGCCGTTAACCCGCGCACCGGGTCTACGTTGGGCTTTACGTCCGGATCGCGTACAGGTTCGACCGTCACCAAGGCGGGTGTTGCGGGCAAAACTAGCATGACCGGGATGCAGCGCATGTCACAGAACGCCTTCAACAAGGGTGGCGTGGCTGGCCCCCGCAAGGACAGCAGCGGCCGTAACGTTTCTAGTGCATCTGGCAAGAGGAAGTAGTGGCAGACGACGGCATCAAGGGCGCAGAGCGCGTCGCTAACGGCGGGTCGGACAAGTCCGACCTGCTTGCTACCATGCGTTCGCGCTTTACCATGGCCATCTCGGCCTATGGCGAGAGCCGCGAGGACGAACTGGACGATCTGCGCTTCATGGCCGGTTCGCCCGACAACCAGTGGCAGTGGCCAGCCGACGTGCTGGCAACGCGCGGTTCGGTGCAGGGCCAGACCATCAACGCTAGGCCGTGCCTGACCATCAACAAGCTGCCGCAGCACGTTCGGCAAGTGACCAACCAGCAGCGGCAGAACCGGCCGTCTGGCAAGGTGATCCCGGCCGACGACATGGCCGACGTGGCGGTTGCAGAGGTGTTCGACGGCATCATCCGGCACATCGAGTATATGTCGGACGCTGACGTGGCTTACGACACCGCCTGCGACAACCAGGTGACCTACGGCGAGGGTTACGTCCGCGTCCTGACCGAGTACGCCCGCGAGGACAGCTTCGACCAAGACCTGCGGATCGGACGCATCCGCAACGCCTTCAGCGTGTACATGGACCCGACGATCCAGGACCCATGCGGGTCGGACGCCCAGTGGTGTTTCATCACTGAGGACATCGTCAAGGCCGACTATGAGCGGATGTTCCCGGACGCAGCACCCATCTCGTCCATCCTGACGCGCGGCATTGGCGACCAGTCGCTGTCCATGTGGCTGTCGGAGAACACGATCCGCATCGCGGAATACTTCTACATCGACCACCAGAAGGCGACGCTGCACCTCTATCCGGGCAACGTGACGGCCTTCAAGGGCACGCCGCAGGACCAGCAGCTTGCTGCCATGTTCGGCAAGCCGTTGCGCACCCGCAACGTGGACCGCAAGCGGGTCATGTGGCTCAAGACCAATGGTTACGAGGTGCTGGACGAGCGCGAGTGGCCGGGCAAGTACATCCCGGTCGTCCGCGTGGTCGGCAACGAGTTCGAGGTGGACGGCCGCCTGTACGTGTCGGGCCTTGTGCGCAACGCCAAGGACGCCCAGCGCATGTACAACTACTGGGTTAGCCAGGAAGCCGAGATGCTGGCCTTGGCGCCCAAGGCACCCTTCATTGGCTATGGTGGCCAGTTCGAAGGCTACGAGATGCAGTGGAAGACGGCCAACACGAACAACTGGCCGTACCTCGAAGTGAACCCGGATGTGACGGACGGCGCGGGCAATGTCTTGCCTCTCCCGCAACGTGCCCAGCCGCCGCTGGCACAGACGGGCCTGATCCAGGCGAAGATGGGTGCGGCCGAGGACATCAAGGCCACCACGGGGCAGTACAACGCCTCGCTGGGCCAGCAGGGCAACGAGCGGTCTGGCAGAGCTATCCTCGCGCGCGTGCAGGAGGGCGACACCGGCACGTACCACTTCGTGGACAATCTGGGCCGCGCCATCCGTCACGTCACGCGGCAGCTTGTGGACCTGATCCCGAAGATTTACGACACCGAGCGCATCGCCCGCATCATCGGCGTGGATGGTGAGGTCGGCATGGCCAAGATCAACCCGATGCAGCCCGAGCCGGTCAAGAAGATCGTCGACCAGATGGGCAACGTGATCGAGAAGATTTACAACCCCACGGTTGGCCAGTACGACGTCGTCATCACGACCGGGCCGAGCTACCTGACCAAGCGGCAGGAAGCCGTCGAGGCCATGGCCAACATCCTTCAAACCAGCCCGCAGTTGTGGCAGGTGGCTGGCGACCTGTTCATCAAGAACATGGACTGGCCGGGCGCGCAGGAGATGGCGGCCCGCTTCAAGAAGATTATCGACCCGAAGGTGCTGGCGGAAGACGACAAGTCGCCCGAGCTTCAGTCGGCTGAACAGATGATCGAGGCGCTGACGCAGCAGTTGAACCAGTCCATGGGCCTGATCGAGAACGTCCAGCAGTCCATGGAAGCGCAGGAACTGAAGATCAAGGCGTATGACGCCGAGACCAAGCGCATCAGTGCCATGCAGCAGGCCATGACGCCGGACCAGATACAGGACATTGTCATGGGCACCATCGCGGCCGCCATCGAGACGGGCGACATCTCGACGGGCCGCCCGATGATGCCGCAACCGACTGAGGCACCGCGCGAGATGCCGATGGCACCTGAGCCGCCGATGCCGCCCGAAGGAGCACCCGTATGAGCAATTGCGATAAGTTTCTAGGTATGCTGTTCCTGGCGCGCGACGTTACGCACTCAGCGCACCTGAACACACGCTCCTTTGCCAAGCACAAGGCACTGGGCAAGTTTTACGACGAAATCGTTGATTTGGCTGACAAATTTGCCGAAATGTATCAGGGCAAGTACGGCCTGATCGGCCCGGTTGCGCTCATGTCGGCCGACAAGTCAAACAACGTTCTGGAGTTTCTGGAACGTCAGGCTGACCAGATCGAAAAAACGCGGTACGACATTGTGGACCGGGAATGCACCCCGCTTCAGAACGTCATCGACGAAATCGTCGGGTTGTATTATACAACAATCTACAAGCTGAAATTCCTCGCGTAAGGATTGAACATGGCCGTGGGTCTTTCTCCTCTTGCTGGCGCCGCAGCGCAGTTCTTTGACAATAACGGCGACCCGTTAAGCGGCGGAAAGTTGTTCACCTACAACGCCGGAACAACGACCCCGCGCACCACATACACCAGTTCTGACGGCGGAACCGCGCACACCAACCCCATCATTCTGGACGCTGCGGGGCGCGTACCCGGCGGCGAAATCTGGCTTACCAATGGTGTTCAGTACAAGTTTACGGTAACCACATCAACAAACGTGCTTATTGGCACATACGACAATGTTGTCTCCACAAGCACAATTGACAACAACGCGCCTTTTGTAGCTGTTTCGGATTACGGCGAAATTAACACTGCGTCTCTGCTGGCGGCGCTTGCAGCAAACGACTATGTGTTTGTAAACAGCGGAACCTATTTGGGTCCGATTGACATTACGCTACCTAACAAGACATTGATGATGGACACCGACGTCATCTTTTTCTTGCCAAACAACACGGTGCCGATTGGTTCCCTTACCGGCCCTGCGGTGCTTCAGATCAGCGGCAATAACATCACAATTCAAGGTGACTTTACTGTTAACGGTAACAAGGCAAACAACGACAGTTCGCTTTTTTCAACTTCTAACTACACTGGAAACCTGAACATTCTCGGTAACAACTGCCGCATTTACGGTACTGCTACCGTATTGGATGCTTACTTCCGCGGCATCACTGTCGGTAATAGCGTTGCAGCCGGCGACGAAGTACAGGGCTTCTACGCCAATAAACTTCACGTTGCCAACGCCAACTACTACTCCGTTATGCTCTGGTCCGTTGTAGATTGGCGCGTCGAGGAAATCCGCGCGACAACCAACGCACCTGGCGTTACCCGCGATCAACGCATTCGACTTGGCACTGGGTCGTCCTTAACAGCCACATGCGCGCGAGGTTACATTGGGCTTGCGTTTACCGATAACAACTGTGGTTTTATCGGCGAAGCAAACACCATTGATGTCAGCATCGACACTGTTATGACAGGCGACGGCGGAAAGCTGGAAGACTGTACCAATGTTCGTGTCGGCCATTGGAACGCTTATAACTGTTCGCGTGCAACCGACAGATCGGCGTTCTTCTTGAATTTCTGCGATAATTGCCATGTCGATAGTGTAGTCGTTACCAACTACAACAACAACGGTACGGCTATTCCTGCCATCACCTTTAACGACGTTACTTCGTGCAGTGTAGGGTCAATCGTATCGGTTGGAAATCAAACCAACGCACCCAACCGTGAACTGCAAATTCGTCAGGCGGATGGTCTTTACCTTGGTTCCGTTATTCTGCGAGACCCTGCTGGTACTTGCAATGGCTTTTTGTACGACCACGGCTATCCGTTGCAACGTGACATTGTAGTAAACGATCTAATTTCTCGTGGGCATACGACTTGGGATGTCACGATTGAAAACATCGGCCCGATTATAGTTCGCAACATTAACTCCGACGCAAAAAATCAATATCCGCAAAACACGTACTACCCTAACATCACAGACAAGTATTTCTACGAAGAAGGAATTTGGACGCCGGTTTATACAACGTTAGGGACGGATTTTACATCCATAACTTACGATCCGTACACGCGAGGCCGGTTTATCAGGGTCGGTAAACTCGTTTATTTTTCTGGCAACATTCGTACCGACGCCATTACCGTGGGCGCCGCAAGCGGCGTCGTTGTGGTTGGTGGCTTGCCGTTTACATCGAAGAACGTAACAAACACGTATTCAGCAATCTCTTTGAGTTACGTTACTACGTTTGGTGGCGACAGGCCAATTAACGCGCGTGTTCAAAATAACTCCAAGCTTATAGAAATTTGCTTCCGCACTACGGCTAACGGAGACGATACGTTTTTGGCCGTTTCCGATATGGGAACCGGCGCAAATGCCAATAGCATGACGTTCAGCGGCGTTTACGAGATCGAGTAATCATGGCTGTCAAACTCATCAACATACCGTTTACAAAGACAGACGGCGCTAACAATCTGCGAGATGCTCTTAATCTTACGCAAGAGGAGATCGATGCTCTTGGTGAGGCTGGCCTGGAAGCTATGAAGCAGCAGAGGTTTGACAACTGGGTTGCCACTATAACCTCCCTTGTTGCAGAGGAGCAAGTTGATGGCTGACAGGTATTGGGTTGGTGGTACAGCCTCATGGGATGGCACAGCAGGAACAAAATGGGCTGCTTCGTCTGGTGGTACTGGTGGGGAGACCGTCCCTACATCTGCTGATGATGTCTTCTTTGATAATCTCTCGACAGGGACTGTAACGATTGCAGCCGGTAATACTGGCGCAAAGTCCATCAACTGCACAGGTTTTACCGGGACGCTTGCTGGGTCTGCGGCTATTTCAGTAGCTGGCAGCATTACCTTGGTTGCCGGTATGACATACTCATACACTGGTACAATTACGTTTACCGGAACAGGGACCTTTATCTCGTCTGGAAAGAACGTAAGAAACGTAACCATTGATGGTGCTGGAATTACCGTCACACTAGGTGACGCGCTTAATATTGGTACTAATAACTTAACAGTTACGCAGGGAACGTTTGCTACAGCAAACTACAATTTGACATCTGCTAATATCAATAGCAACGGGTCTTTGACTAGAGCTATCCAGCTTGGATCATCAACGGTAACTCTTAGCGGGAATTTTACTGTAACCGGCAGCGATCTATCATTTGACGCCGGAACATCTCAGATAAACGCTACTGGTCTGTCTGGTTCGATTAACTCATCCATATCTCTGACTTTTTACAACTGCTCGTTTACTACTGCCAATACTGGCACGCGATCAATTTCAACATCGCACACCTTTAATAATTTGACACTGGTAGCGAGTGTTACAGGATTGTCTCAACTTTCGTTAGGTGGAGACCAGACAGTTAACGGCACGTTTACTTGCGCTGGATCGTCTGCTATCGCGCGCGGTTTTGTTCGTTCCAGCGTTATTGGAACAGTTAGAACTATTACTGCAAACGCCATATCAGCCAATGACTGCGACTTCCGAGATATTACACTTGCTGGATCTGCTGCTGGGGCTACTCCAACAAGAGCCGGTGATTGTGGGGGAAACAGCGGCATTACATTTCCAGCGGCAAAGACTGTTTATCGTGTGGGAACAAGTACTACTTGGCAGGGGTCATCCTCTTGGGCGTTGACTTCTGGCGGGGCCGGCTCGGACAACAATTTTCCGCTGGCCCAAGATACGGCAGTTATAAATAACGACACCGCATTGACAGGAACGCTTGACCATAGCCTAATCTATAACATTAGCGCGGTTGATTGTTCGACTAGGACTACTGGCATCACAATAAACCATTCCGCCATTCAGGATCGTTACGGTTCCTACACCCTAGGGTCTGGTGTGACCGTATCCGGCGGAGGCCAACAAAATTTTGCTGGTCGTGGCACAATGGTCTTCACTACCGCTGGTAAAACGATCACATTTACGGCTGCCGCGAATGCGGTGACAGGTACGTTTAGGTTAGGGGATGCGTACACCTCAAGCCTTGATATAGGAGTTACTACCGGAACTTTTGACGCCAATAACAACAACGTAACGATTAGATCGTTGTCCGCAAGCGGTAGCGGTACTAAGACAATCACGCTCGGCAGCGGGCTATGGACGGTAACGTCATTTTGGAACGCACCGGGCACAGGTACAACTGTCAGCCCGTCCACAGCCACTATCAGTATGACCAGCGCCACCGCAAAGACGTTTCAAGGCGGCGGCTATTCTTGGCCAACACTGAACCAAGGCGGGGCTGGAACTCTTACGATTGCCCAGAGCAGCACCTTTGCCAACATCACCAACACGGTGCAGCCTGCGACTATCAGGCTTACGGCTGGCACAACGCAGACTGTTAGTGCCTTCTCTTTGTCTGGCACGCCGGGCAACCTCATTACTCTGGACACTACCGTAAGTGGCACAAGGGCTACATTTAGCAAGCCCAGCGGCACCGTTTCAGTGTCCTACGTATCTATCAAGGATAGCAGTGCTACCGGCGGCGCAACGTGGGAAGCATACGCGACCAACGGAAACGTTGATGCAGGGAATAATTTGGGCTGGCTGTTCGCCATTCCTGTCCCTGTAGCGAATACCAACGTACAGTATGACCTTCGCTCCTTCACCGAAAAACGGAGATTTTAACCATGGCAATGACCCTTAAAGCTGTTACGTCGTGCATCGGCTACCAGCAGATTTCAACGCTCAGTTCAGCGGTTGGCCTGACTGTTCCGACTGTAGACAAGAACGGCAATAAACAGCAGCCTACCTTCGCGCTAATTATTGCCGAGACCGAGGACGTGCGCTGGCGCGACGATGGCACGGACCCCACCGCATCTGTCGGTATGCCGCTGGCAGCGGGGGTTCCGTTTCAGTATGACGGCGACTTGACCCGCATAAAGTTTATCGAAACGGCGGCCAGCGCGAAGCTAAACATCAGTTATTACGCTTGATTGACCACTGTAACAAAATATGTTACGGAAAACTACCCCTACTGGCAGGGTACGCCAGGAACCGAAAGGTATGTGAATGATTGAGAACGAACTAGCGGGTGCGCCCGCGCCGGAACCGGAGGCCACGGCCGCCTCTGCGCCCGAAACAGATAATTCTTCGCCGGAACCGAAGCCTGCGGAGGCGCCCAAAACCTTCACGCAAGAAGAGTTGGATGCCATCGTAAGCAAGCGTCTCGCAAGAGAGCAACGGAAATGGGAACGCGAGCAGAAGTCCAAGGCTCCAGTCGTTCCGGCGGCACCGCCGCCTGAACCCCTGAAGCCCGACGATTTTACCAACGCCCAGGCTTATGCCGACGCGATGGCCGAACGCAAGGCGCAGGAACTCCTCGCCCAACGCGAAGCCGAAGCTGAACGGGCCGCAATGCTCGACGCATATCAGGACCGTGAAGAGGACGCCCGGAACAAGTACGACGACTTTGAACAGGTCGCCTACAACCCGAAGCTCCCCGTCACGGAAACGATGGCGCAGACCATTCAGGCATCCGAGATCGGTCCCGACGTCATTTACTGGCTCGGGTCGAACCCAAAGGAAGCCGAACGGATTGCGCGTCTCAGCCCGCTCTTGCAGGCACGGGAAATCGGAAAGGTCGAGGCCAGACTGGCCGCGAACCCTCCGGCCAAAAAGACCTCAACCGCCCCGGCGCCTATTGCTCCGGTGACGGCCAGAACCACAGGTTCGCCTGCGTATGACACCACCGACCCGCGTTCTGTAAAGAGCATGTCAACGTCGGAGTGGATTGAGCAGGAACGGCTGCGCCAGATCAAGAAGTACGAGGCACAACGCAGACGATAAGTCCTTGAAAGGTAAGGATAAATGTCTAACTCACTTCTTACTATTGACATGATCACCCGGAAGGCTCTCGAAATCCTTGAGAACAACCTGGTCATCACCCGTAACGTCAACCGTCAGTACGACGACAGCTTCGCCGTCGAAGGCGCCAAGATCGGTTCCACCCTCCGCATCCGTCTGCCCGACCGTGCGCTGGTGACCGACGGTGCTGCCCTTCAGGTGCAGGACGACAACGAGCAGTTTACGACGCTGACGGTTGCTTCGCAGAAGCACATCGGCGTGAACTTCACGTCTGCCGAACTTACCATGCAGCTCGACGACTTCGCTGATCGTGTGCTCAAGCCGCGTATCTCGCAGCTTGCGTCCTCTATCGACGCTGACGTCGCCAACGCCTACAAGTCCATCTACTCGTCCGTCGGCACCCCCGGCACGACCCCGGCCACTTCGCTCGTCCTTCTTCAGGGCCAGCAGAAGCTGAACGAGTTCGCCGCCATGATGCCGAACCGCTATGCGACCGTGAACCCGGCCGCTAACGCGGGTCTGGTCGAAGGCATGAAGGGCCTCTTCAACCCGGTCGATACCATCTCCCGTCAGTTCAAGAACGGCATGATGGGTGAAGGCGTGCTGGGGTACGAAGAGATCAACATGTCTCAGTCGATCCAGCAGCACCAGACGGGTTCTCGCACCGGCGCTCACTCTGTCACGACCACCGTGTCTACGCAGGGTCAGTCCACGCTGAACATCACCGGCACCGGCACGCAGACGATTGCGGTCGGCGACGTGTTTACCATTGCTAACGTGTATGCGGTCAACCCGCAGACCCGTCAGTCCACTGGTGCGCTTCAGCAGTTTGTCGTTACCGAAGCCGCTACGGCTGTTGCTGGTGCCTACACCGCCGTCAAGATCAGCCCGGCGATCTACACCTCGGCCAACGCGCTGGCTACGGTGGACAGCTTCCCGCAGGCGTCTGCCACGGTCACGTTCCTTGGCGCGGCCTCGACCTACTACCCGCAGAACCTGATCTACCACAAGGATGCCATCTCGTTCGCTACGGCCGACCTGCTGCTTCCGAACGGTGTCGATATGGCCTCGCGGCAGGTTCACAACGGCATCTCGATGCGCGTTGTGCGCCAGTACGACATCAACAACGACCGTATGCCCTGCCGTATCGACGTACTGTATGGTTATTCGGTCATCCGCGCCCCGATGGCTTGCCGTCTTTGGGGCTAACAGGTAGCGAATAGGAGAACACGCACATGGCACTTCCGAATGGCGCTGGTGGCTATCAGGTTGGCGACGGCAACCTTGGCGAGATCAGCTTTTACAACTCTTCGGCTCCGGTTGCGCTCACGGGCGCGTCGGTGACGATCACGGCGGCCGATCTTGCAAACGGCGTTTGCACGATGGACCCCGGCAGCACCTCTGCGGGCACCTATGTGTTCCCGACGGGCGCGCTGCTGGACGCCGCATTTCCCAGCCTCAAGGTTGGCTCGACCTTTGACTGCGCCTTCATCAACATCGGCGACGACGCAGGCAACGATGTGACGTTTACGGCTGGCGCGGGCAACACCCTCGTCGGCAACGACGTCATCCAGGACGCGCTGACCAAGACCAACAACACCTCGGGCATCTTCCGTTGGCGCAAGACGGGCGATGCGGCGTATACGATCTATCGTATCGCCTAACGCAACGGCGGGCAGCGCAAGCTGCCCGCCTCATCCTTCAAGGAGAACCACATGCCCAATACGAAGCCTGTTGGTGTTGCCTACGAGGACCCGTACCTCGACGGCGCCACCATCGCTAACCCGGTCTATTCGGCCAAGGGCGCGGCGCTGACGGCCCAGCTTACGACGATTACGTCAACGGCTCCCGGCACGCCCGACTATGCCATTCAGGATTTGGTGAACACCAGCGCTTTTGGTTTTGTCACCAAGGACGAAGGTAACTCGGTTCTGGCGGTTATTGCTAATCTTCAGACCCGCGTATCCGAACTAGAAACTCGCCTCCAGGCGTTGAACCTGATTGCCTAACCAAACAGGCGGTCCTCGGGCCGCCTGTTCCTCATAAGGTGGAACAATGACCGCAATCTATCTGATGCACCCCAAGCACGGCGTTAAAATCGCCTCAATGGAGATGGAAGCGCAGTATGACGAAAACAACGGCTGGGTCCGGTTTGACCCGGAAGACATGGTTAATTCGCAGCCTGACGACGGCATGGACGACTTTGCGGTTGACTTGCCAGACCCGGAACTTGAGGTTAATGTCATGAGCGAGGCCCCGCGGCGTCGCGGTAGGCCGCGCGCGTCAAAGGACGAATAGAATGGCAACGGCTGGCGACATCATTAACGGCTCTCTTCGTCTAATCGGGCAGTTGGCGGAAGGCGAAACGCCTTCTTCCGAAACAGCGCAGGACGCGCTGCTTGCCCTAAACCAGATGATCGACAGTTGGAATACGGAGCGCCTCGCCGTCTTCTCTACGATTGACCAGATTGAGACTTGGCCGCCGGGGCAGCGCTTCCGCACTTTTGGCCCGACCGGCGACATTGTCGGTACGCGTCCGGTGATGATCGACGACAGCACGTATTTTCGCGATCCGGCGTCGGGCATCTCCTATGGTCTGAAGTTGATCAACCAGCAGCAGTATAACGGCATTGCGGTCAAAACCGTCACCAGCACCTACCCGCAGGTGCTGTGGGTTAACATGACCTACCCAAACATTGAGATGTATGTGTACCCGGTGCCGACAAAGGTGTTGGAGTTCCATATCGTTTCGGTGCAGGAGCTAACCCAGCCGGCCAATCTCGCCACTGACTTGGCGTTTCCGCCGGGTTATCTGCGCTGCTTCCGCTACAATCTGGCCTGCGAATTGGCACCTGAGTTTGGCGTCGAGCCGTCGCGGCAGGTACAGCGCATTGCCATGACGTCTAAGCGCAACTTGAAGCGTATCAACAACCCCGACGACATCATGGCGCTGCCTTACAGCATCGTCGGCACGCGTCAGCGCTACTCAATATTTGCCGGAAACTACTGAGGTAAACCATGTCCACCGTTGCCATCTCCCAGCTTCCTGCCGCAGTAGCCGCCGCCGGCACAGATGAAATCCCTATCGTACAGGGCGGCGTCACCAAGAAACTGACCAATACGCTGTTGTTTACGAACGCAACGCTGACGACGCCGGTCCTTGGGACGCCGTCCTCGGGGACACTTGCCAATTGCACGGGCTTGCCGATTATCGCCGGAACGACCGGCACACTGTCAGTCGCGCGCGGCGGAACCGGCTCAACGGCGGCAACCGGAACCGGAAACGTTGTTTTGGCAAGCGGGCCAACCCTTATTACGCCGGTACTCGGCGTTGCTACGGCAACGTCAGTCAACAATGTCGCGATTACAGCACCTGCAACCAGTGCCACGCTTACGATTGCAGATGGCAAGACGCTGACGGCCAACCACTCACTGACGCTGGCGGGCACTGACAGCACGGTCATGACGTTCCCGTCCACCAGCGCAACCATCGCGCGCACGGACGCCGCGCAGACGTTTACGGGCAATCAGACTATCAACGGCGCGGTCATTGGTAACGTGCAGTCGCTCTCGGGTGCGGGCGCTGTTGACGTCACCAGTTTTGCAACAGCCTTTACCTCTACAGCCACGGGCAACGCGCTGACGCTTGCCAACGGCACTGTCGGTCAGGTCAAAACGATTGCCTATGTTGCAGAAGCGGCAGGCGCCGACACCGGCATTCTCACGCCGACGACCCGTGTCGGTTACAGCACGATCACATTTACGAACGTCGGTGATAGCGTTACCCTACAGTATTTCACGCAAGGGTGGGCGGTTATCGGCGTGCGCGGCGCTACGGTGGCATAACCAATGCAGACGCCGATCCTCGGCAGCGCGTATGTGGCCCGCAGCGTTAACGCTGCGGACAACCGCATGGTAAACTTGTTTCCCGAAGTTGTACCAGAAGGCGGCAAACAACCGGCTTTTCTTCAGCGCGTGCCTGGTTTGACCCTTCGCGTAACTGTCGGCACAGGCCCGATCCGCGGCATGTGGGGACATGCGGGCAACATGTATGTGGTGTCAGGCAACACGCTCTACCGCGTCACAACCAGCTACACTGTAACGGCGCTCGGAATTATTCTTGGGTCTGGCCCTGTATCCATGGCAGACAACGGCACGCAAATCATGATTGCGGCTAATCCGACAGGGTACATTTACAACACTTCAACAGGCGTTTTTGGGCAGATTACAGACGCTGATTTTCCTGGTGCGTCGGTTGTTGATTACCTTGACGGCTACTTCGTTTTCATCGAACCCAATAGCCAGCGCGTTTGGGTGACGGCACTGCTTGACGGCACCAGCATCGACCCGTTGGACTTTGCCAGCGCTGAAGGCGACCCGGACAACATTGTCAGCATGATCGTAGACCACCGCGAAGTTTGGTTGTTTGGTAACAACTCGACTGAAGTGTGGTACAACGCGGGGCTGTCGGATTTTCCGTTAGTCCGTATTCAAGGCGCATACAACGAGCTTGGCTGCGCGGCGCGGTACAGCGTTGCCAAGATGAACAACCAGATTTACTGGTTGGGCAAGGATTTCCGCGGGCAAGGTATCGTTTATGTAGCAAACGGATACCAAGGGCAGCGCATCTCGACGCATTCTGTTGAGTGGCAAATTCAGCAGTACGGCACGATGTCGGATGCCATTGGCTATACATACCAGCAGGACGGTCACTCGTTCTACGTGCTTGTGTTTCCATCCGCCGGAAAGACGTGGGTCTACGACGCTTCGACAGGCGCTTGGCATGAGCGCGCCGGCTGGGATGACGTTTGGACACGATACCGCGGGCAAGCGCAGGTCTTCTTCAACAATGAAAACGTGCTAGGCGATTACGAAAACGGCAACATCTATGCTGTAGACCCCGACACATATTCGTACAACGGCGAAACGCAGCGCTGGCTTCGTTCGTGGCGCGCGCTGCCGACCGGCGAAAACACGTTGCGCCGTACGGCGCAGCACGCGCTCCAGCTTGATTGTGAAACCGGCGTTGGTCTGGAGCAATACCCGGCATACGACGCCGAAGACTTGATTACGGAAAGCGGCGATATTTTGCTGGCCGAATACGTACAGAACGACCTTGTTACGGAAAGCGGCGAGGTTATCACGACTGAAGCCAACGACAATTTTGAGACGATTGCCGACGTACCTGACGCACCGTATGACACAACGCCGCCGGTTTACCTGACCACAACCGCGTACACTGCGGCGCCGGGGTATAACCCGCAGGTCATGCTGCGTTGGTCTGATGATGGCGGGCACACTTGGTCGAACGAACATTGGCGGTCTATGGGTAAGATTGGCGAGTTTGGCTACCGCACGATCTGGCGCCGTCTTGGCATGACGACTAAAATTCGTGACCGTGTGTACGAGGTGTCTGGAACAGACCCCGTGAAGATTGCCATTATGGGTGCTGAACTACAGGTGAGTGGCACAGGTGCCTAACATCACCAACATCACGCCGCCGCGCGTACCGCTGACAGACCCAAAAACAGGTTTGATTGCGCGTGAGTGGTATCTGTTCCTGCTCAGTCTGTTTAACCAGACTGGGCAAAGCACGTTGTCGCTGGAAGACATTCAAAAAGGACCGCCGGGCGAAGCCGTTGATGCTAACGCCATTTTATCCGACGCGCAACTGTCTTCTGGTATCCTGCCTTCTGATCTTGGGCCGATCCTTACGTCATTGCAGGCGCTGGAAGCTTCGCAGCAGGCAGTGTTTGATCCAACTAATCTACAGGCTAGCCTTCAGGCGCTAGAAGTAGCGCCTATGTACACGCCGCAGTTGCCTCGACTGCGGTACGGATCGTTTTACGACACGACCGACCAGACTGCCGCGTTAACTAATACAGCCTACAGCATGACGTTCAATACGACCGACATCACCAACGGCGTGTACATTGGCTCACCGACGTCCCGCGTTTATGTGGACACGATCAACATCTACAACATTCAGTTTTCGGCGCAGTTGATCAACACGGCCGGCGGTGCACACAACGCTTGGATTTGGCTGCGCAAGAACGGCACCGACATACCCAATTCTGCAACCGTGCTGCGCATTGAGGGTAACAATACCGAAGCCGTCGCCGCGTGGAATTTCCTGTTATCCATGAACGCTGGCGACTATTTTGAGTTGATGTGGGAAGTATCAGACGTGTCAGTGTCGCTGCACGCTGATCCTGCAACGGCTGTCCATCCTGCCATTCCGTCAATCATTCTGACGGTTACAGATAACATTAGTTCCAGAGGTGCAACATGACCGTAACGGTTAAAGTCCTTGTTCCGGCCAAGACGGCCGAAAATGTCCAGACCACGCAATACACGGCGGCGGGCGTCACGGCCATCATCGACAAGTTCACGGCCACCAACTATTCCGCGGCCGCGGCGACCATCAGCGTCAACCTGGTGACAGCAACGGGGTCTGCAAGCAACGACAACCTGATCGTCAAGACCAAGACGTTGCAGCCGTCCGAGACCTACACATTCCCCGAACTGGTTGGGCATGTGCTGGCGCCCAGCGGGTTTATCTCGACCATCGCCGGAACGGCGTCCGCGATCAACATTCGCGTATCGGGCCGCGAGGTGACGTAATGATTGAGGTGCGCCGCGCCAGCAAGGACGACCTGCCGGCGTGTCTCGCCATGACGGCGCGGTTCCACGGCGCGTCTCCTGTCGCAGAAGTTGCACCGTTTGACCGTGACGGCATGGCGGTGACGCTGCACGGCATGTTCGCCAACCCTCGCGCGGGCGTCTGGCTGGCCCTACGCGACGCGATGCCGGTCGGTTTGGCCGGGGCGCTGTGCTACCCCTTGTACTTCAATCCGGCCTGCGAGGTGGTGCAGGAACTGTTCTGGTGGCTGGAGCCGGAAGCGCGGGGTTGCGGGGCGGCGGAAATGCTATTTCAAAACGTGCAGAATTGGGCTAAGGATATGGGTGCCGTTGCGGTATTCATGATTGCGTTGGACGATGCCCGTGTGGACAAGATGGACAGGTTTTACAAGCGCGCCGGGTTCCAACCCATGGAGCGCACTTACATGAAAGGGTCACTGGCATGGCAATAGCAACAGGCGCAGCCATTCTTGGCGCCGCGGCGATTGGAGCCGCCGGTAGCGCAATCTCAGGTATTGTTGGCTCGAACAAAGCCGCCAAGGCTCAGAAGGACGCGGCTAAATCTGCCGAGCGGGCGCAGCAGAACGCGCTTGCGGCGCAGACCGCGCTGGCCAAGCCTTACGTCGAAGCTGGCAAGACCGCGCTGGCTGAATACCAGAAGCTGGCGCCGTATCAGTCTTTCGGAATGCAGCAGTTTCAGGCTGACCCCGGATACGGGTTCCGCATGTCGGAAGGCATGAAGGCGTTGGAACGGTCGGCCGCTGCCCGCGGTCTGCTTCAGTCTGGCGGCACGCTCAAGGACATTACGCGTTTTGGCCAGAACCTTGCCAGCCAAGAATACGAGAATGCGTTCAGTCGCTACTTGTCTGAGCGCGAAGCACGCATGGACCCTTACCGCTACCTGACCGGCGTTGGTCAGGCCGCGGCCGCTGGGCAGGCCGCCAATGTCGGCTCGACCGGCGCGGCGCTGGCCGACATTGCGGCGCAGCGCGGCAACGTACAGGCGGCGCAGGCGATGGGCACGGCAGGCGCCATTGGCAACGCCATCAGCGGCATCGGCCAGGCTGTCGGCGGTTACTACGCCAACGAACCGTATATGAATTATCTCAGGTCCATCACACCGACTGCGTCGGCGTAATAAGAGGTCGCCATGCCGCTTGATCCTAGCATCATCGCCAACTCCATGTCCAACATGGCGGCCAACATGCCCGACGTGAACGCCCTTATGCAGCAGCGTGTGCAGGGTATGGAGAACATCTACAAGATTGAGACGGCGCGGCAGGCGCAGGCACAGCAGGCGCAAAAGGAGCAGCAGGCGGCCATCGCGCAGATAATGCTGCCGTCAGTTGCCGCTGCGTTCTCTGATCCGTCAGACGCCGGCTTGGCAGCGGCCGCGTCACTTATGCCGCCCGAGGTGGCTGACACCTTTGCGCCGTTCATGGACCGGCTGCGCGGCGTGCCTGACCCCAAGCTGCGGCAAGCGCTGTTGCGCGCCGAACTGCTCAAGGATGATGAAGGCAAGCTGATCCTGGCCCAGCTTGAGCCGACCGCCAATATGCGCCTTCAGGCCGATACGGCGGCGCAGCGGGCGGCGTTGGACGCGCGGCGTCTTCAGATGGAAGAGCAGCAGCTTGCGGCTGAACTAGGACGCCCGCCAAAGGGCAACTACGAACGTTTTGAAACGGATGAAGGTATCTTCATTCTAAACCGCGACACAGGCGAAATTGCGCCTGCTACGCTTGCGCCGGCCGAAGCGCCGATCAGTGCCGAAGTGCCGCCGCAGCCTCGCGTTCTCAAGCCTGCTAAGAAAGAAACGGCTGAAGAAGTCAAAGCACGTTTGGCAAACGAAAAGCGCGCTAAGGATTTGAGCCTTGCTATTACTGAAATAGAAGGTGCCATGAAGCCAGGCGGTTTAATCGACACTGCCACGGGCGGCTATCTTGGAAATCTTTTTGATACTGCGGCAGCCACGTTTTCTATGGGGACTGAAGGCGCAGAAGCGATTGCGCAGCTAGCCCCTATCGCAGACTTGGCTTTGAAGATGGTACCGCGCTTTGAAGGCCCGCAGTCAAATTTTGATGTACAGTCTTACAAGGACGCCGCTGGTAATCTTGCGGACCCCACCGTTCCGCCAAGTGTCAAGCGCGCTGCGGCCAAGGAGATTGTGCGGCTGTTTAAAAAGTACCGCGACCAGTTTGAATACGCGCCTGATGGTGCGGGGGCTGAAGAAGCGCCCGGCGGTCCTCGACAGATTTCGACTGATGAAGAATATGACGCGCTTCCGTCAGGCGCGGAGTTCCTTGATCCTGACGGCGTACTGCGGAGGAAGCCCTGATGGGATGGCGTGACGCGCCGGTTGTCCGGTCTGCAAAAAAGCCGAAGTGGGCCGAAGCGCCGCCCGTCGAAGCCCCCGAACCTGAAGCCAGTTTTGGTCAGCAGGTGCTGCGCGGCGCCGCGTCTACCGCCGACATTCTAGCCGAGGCCATTCCCGGTACGGCGGCGATGATTGCATACCCGTTCCGCCGCGCAGCGGGCATCGTGACGGGCGAGACGGCTGAAGACATCGCGGCCAGTCAGGAGCGTGTGCTGGGTGCGACCGCGCAGCCAATCGGCCGCGCGACAGGCGTCGTTGAGACGCCGGAATACCAAGAAAATGCGCTGCGACAAGCGGTGACTTTTGTCGCCGAGAACCTTGACAAAGGCGTTGACTACGTATCTGAAATTACAGGTTTGCCCAAGTCCGACGTTGCCAACATGATGCAGGTCGCGCTGACGGCTACGCCGGCTAAGGTGCCCGGCGCCAAGACAACGACCAAGGTCACAAAAGCCACGGTCAACAAGATGCGCGACATCATTGACCCCAAGACCAAGTTTTATCTGGATGTTGCCGAAGGTCGGGGTGCCGAACTGATCCGCGCCGCACGGGCGCCTGAAGCCGAGATCATCCCTGGCGTGCGCCCGACATTTGCGCAGGCGACCGCTGACGTCGGTCTGCCGCGTGTGGCGGCGGTTGGTGAACAGGCGGCGAAGCTCCAGCCGACCGAAGCCCTGCGCGTCAAAGACGTGCAGGAAGCAGCGCGTGTCGGCGAATTGAAGGCGATTGAACAGACGCCGGAAATTCGCGCGAAGGTGGAAGCTGCGCGTACCCGGCGGGCTGACCCGCTCTTCAAAGCCGCCGAAACGGCGGGCGACGTGGTAGACGTCAAGCCGACCCTTAATTACATTGACGGGCTTGTTAAAACCAACCCTGGCAACAAAGAACTTTTGACGGCGCTTAAAGAAATCCGCGAAGGTTTGACAAAGCCTGAAAAACGTAAAGTAGCAACGGTTACACCGTCTGGCAAAGTCAAGACGGTCGAAAAAACCGTGCGGGCGCCGCGCACCAACGCCAAAGAAGTGTCGTCGATGTTGGACGGCTTGAAGTCGTTAATGGCCAAGGAAGAGAACAAGTTCATCAAAGAAGAACTGACCAACATCAAGGACGACCTGACACAAGCTATCCCGTCAATGAAAGAAGCGCAGGCGGCTTTCCGCAAGGGGTCGAAACCGCTTAACCAGATGGACGTTGGGACTTATCTGCGGGAAAAGCTGGAAGCCCCGCTGCCGGAAGGCGCGCAGCGCGCAGGCGTGTTTGCGGGAGCGGTGCGCGAGGCGCCGCGTACCATCAAGCAGGCGCTCGACGGCGCGCCGCGCTATGAAAAGTTGACCGAGGTGTTGTCGCCGCCGCAGATGGCCCGTGTGGACCGCGTCATGTTGGACCTGTCACGCGACGCCCGCGTCAAGGAACTAACGCAGATGGGCCGCGAGGCCGCGCCTGAACTGGCGCGTCCGGCCGGTACATTCTCTCTGCCGCCGTTGCTCGACCGCGTGGCCACCATCGCCAACGAAATTCTTCGCCGTCTGGAAGGCAAAATAAACGAAAAGATGGCGATGGAAATCGCCTTGGAGTTCTTGGACGCCCGCAAGGCTGCGGACGCACTGGAGACGGCGATGCGCCGGTCTGGTGGTCAAGGCGCTGCTGCCGCTCCGCGCCGGCCGTCCGGCCCAGTCAGCCGTATGGTAAAGCGTACGCCGGTTACGACCGCGCCAAATACCATGGCGGATGAAAACCGCAATCGGATGGCGAGGTGACGACGTGGACTATCAAGTGCTTTTCAACCTCGCTGTCGGGGCGGCCGGCGTCTTTGGAGGGTATGTCTTGAGCAGGATTTACCATAGCCTAGATCGTCTGGATGAAGACGTGCGCAAGATACCGCTGAACTACGTCCAGAAGGATGACTTCAAGACGGCAGTTGCGGACATCAAGAACGACATTCGGTCCGGCTTCCAGCAGGTGGACCGCACGCTGAACACGCTGTTCGAGCGCATCAACGAGAAGGCCGACAAGGCATGAAGCTGAACATCACGTCCCTCTCGCGGCTGCGCGGCGTTCACCCCGACTTGGTGCGCGTCGTGCTGCGCTGCGCCGACGACTGGAAAGACAAAGACACCGGCTTCATCGTCACGCAGGGCGTGCGTACCCTTGAAGAGCAGAAGCTGCTCGTCAAGAAGGGCGCCTCGCGTACCCTGCGGTCGCGTCACCTCAAGGCCCCCAACGGCTACGCCCACGCCGTCGATCTGGCCGTCGTGCTGAAGGGCGCCGTCACCTGGCACTGGCCCTTGTACGAGCGTCTGGCCAAGGCCATGAAGGCAGCGGCCAAGGCCGAGAAGGTGCCGCTCGAATGGGGCGGCGACTGGCTGAAATTCAAAGACGGACCGCATTACCAACTGCCGTGGAAGGAATACCCCGGCACCAAAACAGGAGCGAAGAAATGACCAAGGACATGATCTGGGGCGTCGTGCGCGCCGTCCTCGCGGCAGCCGGCGGCTACTTTGTCGGCGCCGGTATTCTGGAACAGTCTACCGTCAATGACATCATCGGCGCGCTGGGTATCATCTTCGCCGCTGGTTGGTCCATCTGGTCCAAGAAGTGACCTGGCTGGAAGTCGCAGCGATTGTCGTGCTGCTGATGGGCGTTGCTGCGGGAGGTTTCCTCGTCGCCCAACGCCCGTCTTTTTGGTTCGGCCTTCTTACCGTGATGTTCCGGGCAGCGTTGCCCACCCTCCTAAAACGGATGCCTCCCGAGCAGGCGCAGGCGTGGAGGGACTGCATTCGTCGTGGGGGCGAATGGGATCACGTTCGACGGCGTTGTAAGCGTTGACGATCAACTGAGCGTAGCCCGCGATGTCTTGAAAATGATCCGGCTCATGTGGGTTGCCCGCCAAGATGCGCCCGATCTTGCTAGCAATCATCTCCAGCGTCTCGCGTTGCGTATCGTCTAGAATCTTCCAGTTCTTGCCTCGCCGCATTGCGTCCTTGAGCGTCTGAGCGGTCATGGCAACATCGTAGAAATCGCCATGGGTCTTCTGGCGTTCAGCTAAAATGTTTTCGATCATACTCCCCCCTTTGGGATCATCGCCCGGATGGCGGCGGCGCATTCCAGCGCAGTTTCAGCAGCGTTGCCGGGGTGGCTGAGCGGCATTTGGTCAACTGTCTTCGCCGCCTCTTCCAGCACCACGGCGATGGCTGCGCGGGCTTCAACACGCCAATCTGACCAATGATATTCGCTGTCTTCCAGACACAAGTGGCCGCCAGAAACATCGGACACGTACGCACGGGCAATAGCTGTCGCCACGCGCTCCACCAGTTCATCCGGCGTCATGCGTCACCTTCTTTCTGCGGCAGGGGGAGGAATATTGCAGGCCACTTTATCAGCCCGCCACCCGGCCACGCATTCAAAGCTGCTGCGATGGCTGCGCGGGCTTCTTTCCGCATCACGTTGTGAGCGTATGGAATGTCACCCCAGTTTAATTTGGCGTCATCGGCTAGTGCCCTCGCAGCCGCCTCCACCACCTCGTCGGGTATCTGTTCCATGCGGATCATCACTCACCTCCCTGCGCGAGGGCGGCGCGGGCGATGACATTCATTTCCAACACTGTGTCATACCAGTCCATGTCATCCTCGTTGGCTTTGTATTTAGATAACGTCTCCAGCGCCGCACGCCGCCGCTTGATCTTATCGAACTCCGCCCACGCCTTGCATGTGGTGCAGCCCGGCTCAAAGTCAGAGCAACGCTCGCCCCACACATGGTAGACAGCCGCCTCAACCGGCGACATGCCACGATCCATCGCGTCAACGGGGTCACGCGCGTTCATCTCTGCACGCAGCCGCTCAATCTCGTCGGCTGCCAATTCACAAATCTCTTCATCTTGGAACCGCAATGCGCGGATAATGTCACCGTCCCATTTATCCAAGTATTCAGTCATTGATCCTCTCCAACAGTTCCTTCCGTTCCCGCTGCGCCCGCAGCGTCGTATAGCGTTGATGGATACGAACGAGGTACGTCGGTCGCTTGTGGACCTTCACCTCCTCGTCCAGCATCGCCTTGACCTGGTCCTCCGTCCGCATGGACAGCAGCACGTTCAGGTCGTGCCAAGCACTCTTCATCCTTTTAGCTCCTCAAGGGCCACGTCTGAGATCGCCCGCTTGTCGGCAAGCGCGGCCCAGATGCGCTCGTCGATGGTCTTGTTGGTCAGCAGGACGTAGACCCACACGTCATGCTCTTGCCCGCTGCGGTGCAGACGACCGACGACCTGCTCATACAGTTCCAGCGACCACGGCAGCGACAGGAACACCATATGGCTGCCGCCGTGCTGGAGGTTCAGGCCGTGACCGGCCGACTTAGGGTGAACGGCCAGCAGCGGTATCTTGCCCGCGTTCCAGCGTTCAACCACACCGGCGCCGTCGTCCAGTGTCCACAGCGTGCCGGGGTAGCGGCGCTTCAGTTCCGCCAACTCCTCGATGAAGTTGTAGACGATCAAGGTGTTCGCCCGCTGGTTCCCCTCCAGCACCTCGTCGAGCAGGTCGAAGCGGTGCGTCGAGAACCAGTGCGGGGCCTTGACCGTCTTGAACTGTCCGGGGCTGTCGGACGCGACGGTCTGGCTGTCGTAGACCCAACCGCCCGCCATCTGCTGGAGCTTAGTCGTGACCGCAGCGGCCGACAAGGCGGTGATGTCCTGCCACATGAACTCCCTCTTCATCTTCTCGTATGGCTCGCGGTCGGGCATGTCGCAGCGCATCTCGACGACATGGCACGGCGGCAGCTTGTCCTTATAGACGCCGGGTTCCAACACGTAGGTGGCAGGGCGGATGCGGGTCATCACCTGTTCCAGCGCTCCTTTACGCGGCATCCACTCGCCAAAGTCGCGGTTGATGCAGACGAAATACTGTTGCATGAAGGCCCCCTTCGTGCGGCCCAGCAGCTTCTCGTCGATCACTTTGCACTGGCCGAAGACGTCCTCAAGGCCGTTCGACGTGAACGAGCCGGTCAAGCCCCAGCGGATCTTGAAGCGGTCCAGCACCTTGAGGAGCGCTTTGAACCGCTTGCCTGACGGGTTCTTGAGCCGGGTCAGTTCGTCGAAGACGACGCCGTCGAAGTCGAGTTCCGGCAGCTTGTCGAGGTTGTCGTAGTTGAACACGACGATGTCGCCTCCGGCGACGAAGGCCGCGCGGCGATCGGCAGCGCTGCCGACGGCGATGGACATGGTCAGGTGCGCCGCCCACTTGGTACGCTCGACCGGCCACACGTCTGTGCAGACGCGCTTGGGCGCTACGACCAGCCACCGCTTGACCGCGCCATCGCGCAGCGTCTCGGCCATGGCCGTGAGCGTGATGGCCGTCTTGCCCGCGCCCACAGGGGCCAAGATCATGGCGCGGTCGCGCTCGTAGAGGAACGTGACGGCGTCGTTTTGGTAAGGTCTAAGGGCGAGCGTCAAGATAGGCTCCAATCACTTCGGCCGCTGCTTGCGGGACGATGGCGTTGCCGTAGGCGCGCAGGCGTCCCACTCGGGCGGGAGCCCCATGAGCCAGCGGGAATGTGCCGGGTTCAACTGGCCGCCACTTTCCATCCCGGCAGAAGAGCCAGTCAGCATCTCGCCAGTGGCCGTTAGTCGGGTGGGTTCCGTCTTGATGAAGCCGATGTGAACCTGCGAGGCCAGACCCATGTTCACCTTCCTGCCCTCCGGGTGCTGGCCCGTCATCGTCGTGTCCGGGTGCGGTCGCTTGCCCCCGTTCCCGTCCGAGGCTGCGGGCGTGTTCCAGCCCGTCAAGTCCGCCGTGCCCGGCAATTTCAACACCGGCTTGTCCTTGTTCCCTTGACTGTATGCGTACTTGCTGCCCGTCGCGTCGTTCACCACTGGCGTTGGCCATGTCGCTAGAAACACTGCCTCGTTCAGATCGTTGTTCCGGTCCTTGTTCAAGAACCGCGCTATGGCTTTCTCGGGGTCTTTGTACTCTCCGCCCGCATTCGACCGTGCGTGAGGTGTCGGCCAGCCGCTCTCCAACAAACCAGAGGCGCTGGCGGATGTGCGGGGCGCCGACGCCCGCAGCGCACAGATCAGCCGCCCCAATGGCGTAGCCCGATGCTTCCATGTCAGCGCATACAGTGTCGAGCCACTGGAGGCCGTCCTTGCTCGCAACCTGTTCTCCAAACACGACTGGAGGGCGGCACTCGGCGATGAGCCGATGGAACTCAGGCCAGAGGTGACGCTCGTCTTCAAAGCCCTTGCCCTTGCCCGCTGCGGAGAACGGCTGGCAGGGGCAGGAGCCGGTCCAGACGGCGCGGTCGTCAGGCCATCCGGCGAGCCGGAGGGCGTAGGACCAGACGCCGACCCCCGCGAAGAAGTGGCACTGCGTGTAACCCTTGAGGTCGCCAGGAGCCACGTCCCGAATTGATCTGTCATCTACATCACCTTCCGCTATCAGTTTACTGTCGATCAGGTTTCGCAGCCATTGGGCTGCGTAGGGGTCGAACTCGTTATAGTACGCCGCCATTCATCTATCTCCGTCTTTGACCATAATACCGTGTAGTTTTGTCCGAGTTCCTTCATGCGGGCCGCGAACAGCTTCTGGAGCGGTGCCAGCCGCCCGCCGGGCGCCTTGAGTTCCACGAACCACACCGATCCGTCAGGCAGACAGGCGATGCGGTCGGCAACGCCGCGGTGGTTGGGTGAACGGAACTTGTAAGCCGTCCCGCCCATGCGCTCGACCGTCCAGACGAAATACTTCTCGATGTGACTTTCGCCGCCCATGGTCATCCTCTAACAAACATCGCTTGACAGGTCAACAAGAAATCTGTAGCAAGAGAACAAATCACAGGAGACGACATGGCAGCACACTCAAATATCGTAGGCGGATCAACGGCAAAGAGGGTCATCAATTGCCCGGGCAGTGTTGCGCTGGTGCAGAAGATGCCGCCCAAGCCCTCCAGCAAGTACGCCGACGAAGGTACGCTGCTGCACCACGTCATCGCGGCCGTGCTGGAGACGGGCAAGGCGCCGGAAGACTTCCTTGGTACCGAGTACAACGGCGTTGAGTTGACGGGTGACCTGATGGAGCGGAAGCTGCTCCCTGCGCTTGCTGCGCTGGACGAGATCGACCCCGACAAGGTGATGGAATATGAGGTCGAGAAGGTTGTTGGTTTTGGCAACGTACTCCCTGGGGTTTTTGGTTCCGCCGATTTGGTTGGTCGTATTGGTGACCGAGGCATTCTGGTGGACTGGAAGTTTGGTGACGGCGTGGCTGTCGAAGCCGAAGAAAACCCGCAGGCGCTCTTCTATATTGCCGCCGCCCTACACACGGCGTCAACGTCTTGGGCGTTCAGGGACACTGCGGCGATTGATGTCTACATCGTTCAGCCGCCGTTCGTGAAGAAGTGGACGACCGATCTCGACCGCGTGCGTCGCTTCGAGGCCGATCTGGTCCTCGCCGTGCGCGCCGCCGAGCAGCCGGACGCGCCGCTGCGGACCGGCGACCACTGCCGCTGGTGCGCCGCCAAGACGGTGTGCCCACTGGTTACGGGCGCCGTTGCGCGTGCCGACCGCGCGGCACTCAAGACGGTGAACGTCGATGACTTGGCTGACGCGCTCGACAAGATCGACGTGCTGGAGGGCTGGATCAGGGACGCCAAGGAGATGGCGCAGACGCTGCTGGAGAACGGCGTGGACGTGCCGGGCTACAAGCTGGTCGCCAAGCGGGCCACCCGTCAGTGGACGGACGAGGCTGCGGCCTTGACAGCGCTGCGCGAAGCAGGCTGTAGTGCAGAGGAATTGACGGAGTTGAAGTCGCCGGCGCAGGTCGAGAAGGTGCTGAAGAAGCGCAAGATCGACATGCCGGAAGGCCTCATCACCTCCGTCTCATCGGGTAACACGTTGGCAAGTGCGGATGACCCGCGCCCCGCCGTGTTGCAGATCGGCAAGCAACTGTCTGCCGCTCTTGGTAAACTTGTCTAGAAAGGACAATACAATGAACGACATCGTGACTTTTGGCAACGCCAAGCTCCCCTCCGTCCAGAACCTCTCGACCGCCTTGCGCTCTCTGGAGCATGAGGTCGGTGGCACTGGCATGGCGATCCTCAAGATGGACAAGACCGGGCACTGGGTGTTCGGCGCTGACCAGACGGAGATCGAGGAGGACAGCACTTGGGCGGTGAACCCGTTCAGCTTCGTCCACGGCTACATTGCGTGGGGTGAGGGCGACGTGCTTGGCGAGAAGATGGTGCCGGTGGCTGACCCGCTGCCGGAGATGGACGTGCCGCCGCCCGGCGCCAAGCGTGGCTGGGAACTGCAGGTCGGCATGAGCCTCAAGTGCATGAGCGGCGAGGACAAGGGGCTGGAGGTGACCTACAACGTCACGTCCGTGGGCGGCAAGCGCGCCGTTCAGAAGCTGGCCCTTGACATCGCCGCGCAGGTCGAGAAGGACCAGACGAAGCCCGTGGCTGTTGTGCGTCTCAAGAAGGAGCACTACACTCACAAGTCCTACGGCCGCATCTATACGCCTATCTTTGAGATCGTTTCTTGGGTCGGTCTTGACGGGCAGGCCGACGATCAGTCCGTGAGCGAAGCGCCGGTGGAAACGCCCACCCGCCGCCGTCGCAGCGCCTAACGGGCGAGGGGGGCGGGCGCTAGCCTGCCCCCCGACCATTTCATGACCATACTCTGGTGCGATTTTGAGACGCGCAGCCGCTGCGATCTGCCGAGCCGTGGCGTCTATAACTACATGCAGGACCCCAGCACTGAGGTGCTGTGCATGTCCTACGCCTTCGATGACGAAGACGTGGTGACGTGGACGCCACGTCAAGTATTTCCACAGAAAGTTTTGGAGGCAATTCTTTCTGGTGCACAGATCAGGGCGCACAACGCCGCCTTTGAGCGGCTGCTGTTCTGGTACGTCATCTGTCCTGACTTCGGCGTGCCGGAGCCTGCGCTGGAGCAATTCTATTGCACCGCAACACAAGCCCGCGCCAACTGCGCGCCGGGCAGCCTGGAGGACGTCGGCCGCTTCGCAGGCGCCAGCATGAAGAAGGACCATCGCGGTGCCGCGTTGATCCGCGCGCTGTCCGTGCCGCAGGCCAACGGGCAGTTCCGCGAGGACGCCGACCTGATGGCCGAGATGATTGCCTATTGTGAGGCCGACGTGCGCGCCATGCGGGCCGTCTCCAAGGCCATGCGTGACCTGACGGATGAGGAACTGGCCGACTATCACGTTAACGAGCGCATCAACGACCGTGGCGTCAAGCTCGACGTGCCGCTGGCCGAAGCCGCCATCACCTACGCGGCGGCCGAGTTGGAGGAGATTGAGAGCACCTTTCAGGACATCACCGGCTTGAGCAGCATCCGCTCGCCGCGCATGAGGGAATGGGTTTATGATCGTGTCGGGCCGGAAGCCCGCAAGCTGATGACGGTCTGGAAAGACGGCGAGGCAAAGGTTAGCATCGACAAGGCCGTGCGGGCGAACCTGCTGGCAATGGAGGACCATGATGAAATCTCACCGGAAGTCCGTGAGGTGGTGCAGTGCGCGGACGATGTGTGGGCATCGTCCGTGGCGAAGTTCAGCCGAGCCGCAGCGCTTGCAGATGATCAAGACCATCGCGTCCGGGGTGCGTTTGTATTTTCTGGCGGTGCAGCAACTGGACGAGCTTCGAGCTATGGCCTCCAGGTCCATAACTTCCCCCGGAGATGCGCGGAGGAACCTGAATTAGTCCGTCAGGCCATGGTGCGCCGTCACGCCATCGTGCCGCGCTACGGCAAGCGTGTCACCGACGTGCTCAAGGGTATGTTGCGCCCGGCGCTGATCCCCGACAAGGGCAAGTCCTTCGTCGTGGCCGACTGGTCGTCCATTGAAGCGCGCGTCACGCCATGGTGCAGCGGTCCTGCGGGCGATGCCAAGCTCGACCTGTTCCGCAACGGCGCCGACGTCTACAAGGTCAACGCGGCCGCGACGTTCCATTGCGCGGTCGAGGACGTCACCAAGGACCAGCGCCAGGTCGGAAAAGTTCAGGAGTTAGCTTGCGGGTTCGCCGGAGGTGTGGGCGCGTTCAGTGCGATGGGCCGCATCTACGGCATCGTGCTGCCCGAGAGCGAGAGCCGCAAGATGGTGGACGCATGGCGGCGGGCAAACCCGT